GGTATATTAGCAGGGAAACAGGCTCTAAACATCGAGCCCACAAATCCGTGCCACAGTGACCTTGTTGGAGTTAAGGGTTTATTCCCAAACCTTACACTTTGTCAATTTGTATTTGACAAAACCGCGTTTAGTTATATCAAACGCGTTACCAGTGTTCGGCTTCTTCAATACGTCCCACGAGTGCTCGGAGGGTTTATCCCCCCGGAGATTACACATGAGCTTAATAAAGAAAAAGTCTTTGTATCTCCTCTTGCCCGTTATTGGCTGCGGTATTACCCGCATGCCCCAACGGTACCCACCACTCGTCCGAGGCAATTTTCGCCCCGAAAAGAGATAGGTATCCAGAGACTCGCTAGCTGGCCCATAACACGCCTTCCGAATTTTTGGAGGGATGTATTTGCGGATTAGCAAGCGAGTTTCTGTGAAATCAAAACCAAAGGTCCAATCAAGCCGGTGCTCCAATGCCCAAATGGCATTGTGAACGTAGAGCAAGTCTGGCAGGGTCTTGATCTCTTTCGAAAGAAAAAGAGGACGAACGTTCATACCTTTGTAGAAGTCCTTCCCACACGACTCTCTGAACGGCCCATCAGTGAACGTCTTCGCGGTATTCAACCGGAAGCCACACATAGTGAGCAATTCTTTGAGGTATACATACGCACATGTCGGCAAAACAATATCGTCGCCATATACGGATGAAATGCGTGGTGATTTGGTCCGTCTGATCGCACAACGCGTCAGGGCGCCAAAAATTAGGGTCTCCAATGCAAATGTATAACCATTCCCCATCGAGCTAATCTTGCTCAAGGGAAAAATTTGACCATCAATCTCTGTGGCAGCTGATCTTAGGTCTAAGAGTAGGTCATACCAAGCCGGCGGGAGTAAAATCTCGCATATCTTTAACGAAATCAAGTCCGAAGCTGACGATAAATCTACAGTGGCGAAATCGCCATCAGCAGATCCACGTTGTGCTAGTTCCTGATTCTTACTTTGGTCATCGATGTTATACTGCCAGCGCGATTTCAATCGGCTGCGTATCAAACCATCAACTCCCAATTGTAAGTAAACGTTTAAAAGCGGCTCAATGCATATAGTCCGATCAATTTCTGCGGACTTCGGTACAGTGGTAGTGCGGCTACACTCAACAGTCTTCAGTACGTGGGCCCAAAAAGCCTTTGTATCGATAGGACTGCCGAGCGGTATCTTTGCTGAACGACGATATTCGTCATCAAGCGCCCCGATCCATCTAGGGTCAGAAGATATAGCCGTTTTTGCATAAGGCACACACTGTGGGGTAACTGTATACGGAAGGGTAGACCATTTATAAAAACATGTGGTCTTGCCGTTCGCGTACAGCTTACCTAGCAAGGATGTACCAGGACCATGCTTCGACAGGGATAATAACCTGTCAACATTCGGAAAATCGTCTAGCAGACCCAATATGTCATGTTGGATCTCTTGGATTACACCAAGAAAGGATGGATGTTTTTCATCCAGGGCTAGAAGAGCTCGGTGGTTAGTCTCGTTGTACAAGCCGCACTCGCGGTCTGCACTGTGAAACTTAGCTATCGCTCTCTTTTTTGAGTCGTCACCCTTTTCAGGGTACTTCTTCAAAAACGATCCTAGTTGGTAACGCACATAGAAATCAGATGTGTGTAAACCATCATACAGCATACTCTGTGGCTGAAATGATTGTGCCGCAGAAAGCAACTTCGCGGTATCGCGTTGTCGAATGGCTTTGCCAAAGGATGAGATTTCCTCATCATCGGACAGGTCATTAACGAACTCGGCCGCATTAACTTCCTGACTACAACCTAGGTCCTTATACAATTGTGCGAGGATCTTGAAATTAAGATCTTTCGGTAGCTGCAACTTTACGTCGACAGCCGAGGTTTTGGCCTTACGTTTTTTCAACATTTGGTCATCTCCGAAGCAATAGTGAAATATTGTAGCGACTAGCCATACAGAACTTGCATAGCTAACACTATCCACTCGAGAACTCCCGCAATCATACTCGCAATGAGTACAACTGCAGAAACAAATAGCGGACTCATTAGATTTCGAGTCCCTCTTCGAGTTTCACCATTACTGTATCATCATCAAGCAAGGCTATAAGCTTCTGGCGGCCAATCATGGCTACCTCAGCACTAGTCCCAACCGGTAATGAAAAGGAAACCTCCACAATATGAGGCACGGTAATCGTGGTTTCAGCATCTACCCCAGGAATAGAAATATCCTGAGTGAATTTGATCGCACTCTTTGCCATGCCTTTAAAATTGCCATTTGCTTTTGGCAAAGTCCGATATAGCGTCATCTGGTCTCTGAGCACTAAAGAATGAGCCGGTCCTACATATGTAGTACGGTTATTCTGCTCATCGAATCGACGGTACGTTTCATCGGTTGTGGTCCCGGTATTCGCCATATCTACGGCGAGTGTTACGGTATTATCTTGCATAGTGTTCTCCATTTTGAAGCGTGTCAACGACGCGAGGTTACATTAAGTAATCCCTTGCCAATTGTCACTAAGTCTAAAAGTTTTGCCAAGTTAAGATTAATCTTAACCGACGGTAAAATTGGCCGCGCCGGACTTATTGTGCGTAATTGCACAGTCTCGAGCGCAGTCATGAGTCCATCGTCTTGGATCTGTACCGACACGTTATGGTACCCTCTAGTGCTGAACTCCTCAGTAGGAGTATCACACCAAGAGCGGTGCATTCGCGTTAATCGTTCAGTTACCCAAGTACCTCGGACCTTTATAGAGGCATTTTGTTCGAAAGATGATAGGATAGTCCCAACATTAACGAACCAATCTAGAATGAAACTGAATGGAACCAATTCCCACACAGTTTCGATCGGGCTGTCAAGGCCCAAGGCTAGGCTTAAACCGGGTATATCGCCGAGTGTATACAAACACCCTGCGTCCGCGGTATAAGATTCAGACGTTGTCACATTTTGTGAACATTTTAATGTGCCAAATACCTGAACAATCCAATCGTTCGCCACAAGGCGATCGTTTTTGGAACTAGCACGAGCCGTAAAGCGCTCGTTACCCTTTAGGTTGGACTGCAATACTCTTACAGCACCATCCAATTCGGATACTAATGGTCGAAAAGCGTACCGGAACTCGAGCCACGCGTCAGACATAGCGTCTAATGCTTTCTTGGCCGTCATTCGTCGTAAACTTCGCGCCGCTTTAATCTTCCCTTGCTTTGTTAATAAAACACGAAGCACGTAGATAAAACGCTTAAACAGGGAACAAATAAACTCCACTGTTTCAGGCATCTCACCCAAGGAAGCACCTAGCAACAACTCTGTCTGATCGACCCTGGACCATGCTTTTGCAATGGCCTGGTCTCTCAGCGTAGAGTTACCAACGTCTTCAAATAGCTCTTGGATACTCTCAAGGGACATATTAGGAGGGTTGGCAATGTCAAAAGGTACTTGATTAATAGCGAAATTACCACCGCAAGGTCCATCGGAATTCGCGGCTGTAACTCCATACAACCCCACTGTCTTGGCTTTCATAGCCAAGGTATAGCGGGCCATCGGGTTGAAAAATAGGTTTCCCTTATTCTTCAATTTTTCAAAGTCTTGCGTTACGACGTCGTGAAAACTGTCGTAATCGCAATTTTCGGAAGTGGCAGTGATATGCCACCACTCGCCACCTTCCGTATAAGCACCTTCAGCACTTGTTGTTGAAGATGAATCTTTAAAAACCCTGTTTCTCATCATGTAACCTCATCTCGAGGTTATTTAGATAAGCAATCTCCAATGCACCTCTAGTAACATTGAATAGTGTTCCGCCAGCCATTTTGGCCGACGCAAATTCAGGGGGC